NGGTTGCGACAACGAAAAGCAAGAAACAAGAGACGAAGAAATGACAGTAACAATTCCTAAGCCTATGTCCACTGCAGTTTCAGCTTTGAAAGTGGATGGTGACAACCCTAACCGCATGACAGCTAAACAACATGAACGCCTCTGCACCAGCATAAAAAAATACGGGTTCATCGTGCCTATCATCACAAACAAAGATTATCTTGTGGCTGATGGGGAACAAAGGCTTATTGTTGCTAGGGATTTAGGTATGACTCATGTGCCTGTGATACGGTTAGATGTGGATGATGTTGATCGTAGACTGCTCCGACAAGTCCTAAACAAACTCAGAGGAGAACACGATTTAATCGCTGATGCTTACGAGTTTGAAAGAATCATCTCGGCGGGGCATGAGGACGAGCTTAAACACCTATTAGACTTGTCAGATTCACAGCTTGAACGTTACCTCACTGAGATTCGGGAGCCAAAAGACGAGGACTATGAAATACCAGAGATAAACAAAATCAAAACAGACATCCAGCGAGGCGACGTATATGTACTTCGCAACCACCGCTTAATGTGTGGAGACGCTACGAGTCATGGCGACGTACAACAGTTAATGAACGGCGAGAAAGCAGATATGATTTACACAGATCCCCCCTACAATGTTCATGTCAATTATGGAAAGAAAGGAACTGAACAACTCGTTAATGATAACTTATCTCCAAACGAATACAAACAATTCTGTGATGCCTTTTTCACTAATATGTATAATGTAGCGAAAGTTGGGTGCCCCGTTTATGTATGGAGTGGATGGTGGTTTTACGAGGTTCTCAAAAAAGCCTTTGAATATTCTAAATTCCACTTCTCACAACCGATAATCTGGGATAAGAAACAGTTTGTTCTCGCTCATGGATATGACTACCATCGACAATTTGAACATGGGTTCTATGGATGGAAAGGAAAGAAGACGGACAGATATTTCCACCCTGATGTTCATAATGCTCGGGATATATGGACTGTTCAAAAAGACTTTACAGGTCATTACCTACATCCAACTCAGAAACCAGTAGAATTAGCATTAATCCCTATTTATAACTCAAGCAATAACCCCGACATAATCCTAGATTTGTTTGGTGGTTCAGGTTCTACCCTCATTGCCTCAGAACAAACAGGGCGCACATGCTACATGATGGAGATAGACCCACGTTACTGCCAAGTCATAGTTGATAGGTGGCAAAGCTACACAAACGAGAAAGCAGTGAAATTGAATTGACCGAAATTGACCGAGAAAGACCGAAAACCAAGCGTAGAATTAGAGTAGTTGAATATTGGTCGTTAGGAGCATCAGCGTTAGAAACTGTTCGTTTCATGAAGGAAGAAGGCTTTCGCATAAGCCAAAAAACAGTGTACCGAGATCGACATAGCACTACTGCACAAGAATATGTTGATGAATTAATCCGCAGACAACTAAGAGACATTGCCGCCGCAGATATAGAACAGAAATTGAACTACCGAGACAAGTTATTAGGTAAACTTATTCCTCAAAAGATTGAGGCTTTTCAATATCAAAAAATAGAGCAACATGTGACGATAGATGCAACAGAAGATGAAGACAAGATCCTATCCAAGGCAGCTGCTATACTTACCAGAAAGAGAAAGTCTGCTAGCATTCACTAAACATCTTGGCTATGAGAACGCACCTTTCCACGTTGAATGGTACAACTACCTACAAAACGACTTTAGCCCTCTCAAAACATATCCAAACGCACAAAAGAAATACTTGTTGCTCTGGCCTCGTGGTCACGCTAAAACCGAAACCACAACAATCAACTACTCGTCATGGCTCATAGGCAACTACCCGGACATTCACATTAACATAGTCACTAAAACCGCGAGTTTAGCCGAGGAAATCCTTACAGCGTTGAAAGCACGGTTTGAACGTGATGAACGTTACATTACAGTCTTCGGCAACCTTAAACCACCATACAAACAGCTTGAAAAATGGACAAGCCAAGAAATCATAGTAGCCCGCGATGAAATCAGTAAGAACCCAACGCTGAAGGCAACGGGTCTTATGGGCCCTATCACAGGCGGCAGGTCTGACCTCGTTATCTGCGACGACATTATAGATGAGGAGAACATCAGAACTCGGCTTCAACTGGAAAAAGTCTCAACATGGTTCAACAAAGTTCTTATTCCAACTTTGTATCCTTGGGGTGCCATAATAGTAATCGGCACGCGTTGGAGTTACGCTGACATTTATGCGGAGCTACTAGAAAAGTGGAATCCCAACACTGACATGAAACAAGCAATCTTAAATGATAAAACGCAAGAAGTCTTATGGCCTGAATACTGGAGCTACACAAAGCTCAAGGAACGGCAAAACGAAATCGGCACCATATTCTTTAACTGTCAATACCAGAACGATCCTACAAGCATGGAAGGCTATTTACTAAAAGGTGATTGGCTTCATAGCTACGATGAGGAACCAAAAGACTTAATCAAATACGCGGGAATTGACCCCGCTCTCGGTGAAGGCGACCTGCAAGCCATAGCGACTATCGGTTATGACCGCGTTAAGAAGCAAACATACCTTCTTGATGTGTGGGCTGAAGCTGTAGATTTCCCTATGTTTCTCCGTAAGATTCAACAGTTACATGAGACACATGGCTACGCTAAAATCTACGTTGAGTCTAACGCATTTCAGAAAGTATTAACATATGTTCCTGAACTTCGAGTTCTACCTACAACCCCAACACCTACACACCGAGACAAGGAAACACGATTTATCGCCATGAGCAGTCATTTTGAGGCGAAACGTATCTTGGTAAATCCATTTGTCAACAACCGTAAACATGAGTTCTGGAGTGAGTGGGTGCAATTCCCAAGAGGTCAATATGATGACGCATTGGACTGTGTGGAGATAGTTACGCGCAATGTGATTAGAGGCAAGAAAGCATCTGTGGGGTATCTTGAATGGTAAGCAAGTTTGAAGAAGATTTCAAGCGTGAATTTAAGAAGCATGTGGAAAAAGCGTTCAAACTTGATACTCCCTTACTTCAACCTGTGAAGCCGATTGCACGATTGGTTAGTGAATTGGTGGAGCAGGTGAAGAACCGCGTAGACTTTGAAGTGTGGTGGAGTAAACATCATGACGATGCGAAGTAGAATCAGAAACTTCCGCAACCGCGCCGTCCTCGGCTTCCAAGCGTTCACTAAAGGCAACAAGTACATACGTGCAGAATTGTATAAGGCTCTGCGCAGGCTAGGTCCTCGTGCACCAGCGTATGCGGGTCGTGTAGACCCTTATATGCGTATTATTGAGCCTCAATGGGACTACGTGAACCTTTACAAGCGAGCTCAGAACCATCATGTACTCCGCAAAATCCATGAAGCCATAATCAGAGAGTGCACACGGAACGGCGGTGAAGTTGTTGAGCGTTTCGTGGTTAAATGCGTGAAGTGTGGCTCCGAATTTGACAAGGAAGTAAAATCATGTCCTTGCGGCGGAAGCGTGAAGGAGCCTGACCCCAACCAGAAACCTATACTGCAAGCATTCATCAAGAACCCCAACCGCGACGACGAGTGGATGCACATCATAGTTTCACTACTCCGGTTTAACTTGGCTGTGGATGACTGGTACCTGCAGATTGCTAACACCCCAAGCATTGTTGATCTTGCACCGTTTGGCACAGGGGAGAAACTGGAGACCAATGTTATTCAACTTTACGTTCAAGATTCAAGGTACATGCGTATTGTAGCTGATCGTTACGGCATAATAGGTAATGAACAGTTCTTCTGTCCAGTATGCTATGACGGTGAGAAAGGCGACGTTTACTATGATGCTAACTACTTTAAACGTCACAAAGGCAAGTGCAAGTGTGGCGGTGAACTTAATGAAACCGCATATGTCTGGCGTGAAGTACAGGCAACAACGATTGAAGGCAGGTTCAGCCGAGACGAGATTATACATGGTAAACTATGCAGTCAACTGCCTCATATGTACGGTATGAGCAAAGCAATCGCGGCGTTGCGTCCCTTAGATGTAACTCAGAACATGACACGATTCAACCTTGAAAATTATACTACGGGCAAAGTAGCGAAAATGGTGTTCATTTCAGGCATGAACCAGACAGAAGTTAACACAATGGTTGAAGACGCTAAGCAGCAAGCGGAAAACGTGGTAGATCGTAGCGTGAACACAGGGCAGCGGAACCCTCCTAAACTTCACACTTTAACGATTGGCATAGACGATCCTAAAGCCAGCGTAACCGTTGTGGACGCAATGCCTGACCCTGAAAAGATGCAGTCACTAGAATGGTACAAGCAGTACTGCGAGGACATCTGCGGCATCTACGGTGTGACACCAAAGTTTGAGGGCGTTGCTGAGGCGGGTACAGCGGGGATTCAAATGCGTGTGGACGTGGACACTGATGTTGCCATGATGTACCAGAAAGGGTTAACCGACGTGTTCGACGAGCAGTTGTGGCCTAAGTATTTAGGGGTTACTGACTGGGTGTGGCGTTTCAACCCAATTCAAGAACGTGATGTGCTGGTGGACGCGCGGACTTTACAGTTAAATGTGGACACGGTGATTAAGGCGGCACGGGCTAAGATGAACGCGGAGATGGAGGAAACAGGTGAAGTGAAGATTAGTGGTAAGCCTTCTGGTGAGATGCCACAGTTTGGCGAGGGAGAAGATGATTCTATGGAAGTGAAGGTTCCAGGTGAAAGCCCAAGTAAAGTTGAGACTCCTTGGCAGAAGAAAGCCTTAAAAAAAGGAAAAAGCTTTCTAGTAACTGAATTAGAAGAAAAGAGTGGTTAATATGGAAAGGGCTAAAGAGTTAAGGGAGCTTGACAAGCTGTTTCATAAAGCAGAACGGGGTTATCCCCTATTAACAACTTCTAAACGAACAATGCGTGCATGGAATATGATTTTCACAATACCTCGGTTAGGTGAGTTCTTTTCATTAAAGTTGGAAAGTCATTGGCATTACAAACTTCGCATATTCAATGATTGGCTTCAAACGAAACTTTGGCAAATTCGCTGGACAGTTTTCCCTTACCACATTATCCATAAAAATGACTACTGCCATGAAGATTATTAGTCTGTTCAAAGGCTACTAACAAAATCGCTTAAATAAGTTACATTTTGAAAAAGAAGCGGTTGTAGAAGATGAGACGTTTGTCGTTACAAGACTGCGTAAGAGTCATAAGCATAGTGAAAGCTGTTCAACGGATTCCTAAGCCTCGCACGGGCATCACGTTTTTCAGCGAGAACGACGTGTGGTTGTACCAAGCTGTTATGGATACTAAGGTGTGTCCAGTGTGCACGGTTGCGGAGAAGATAGAGCAGTTTCGAGGCAACAACTTGCGCATTAACTTCCCGTATCTTGAGATATTGGATGTGAACACTATTCAAGCTAATGTGCATCCGAACTGTCGTTGCCTTCTAGTTAGGGTTATAGGAGCTACAGAGAAAGTTTGAGTATGGAACAGAAGCTACGAGACTACTACATTGAAGAGTTAGAAGCAAAAGCCAAGCGTGACGAGGCAAAACGCAAACGTGAAATCAAAGATAAACATTTGGCTATATCAGCTTTCGAGCAGGAACTAAAGAAACGACTTAACGAGGAGCCTTTTGAACAGTTCACAAAGTCTGAGATAGAAGCGTTGAAACAGCGTGTTACCGCGCTTG